GCGCATCGCCGTGGACGATCTCGTGCAGCAACAGGCTGTCGGCATGCGCGCGATCGGCCGCCGCGCGCAGATCGGCTTCGATGGTCATCGGACGTCTCCGGTTACTAGGCGTGCGGGCCCGGCAAGGTCGTATGGATCAGCGTGTGCAAGGCATCGATACTGCCCAACAGCCCCTGCATGTCTTCTTCCAGCAGGATCGCCATGGCGCCTTCGCTCAGCGTCGGGCGCTCGCGGATCTCCAGTTCGCTGCGGACCTCCCACAGGATGCCGGCGACGATCCGGGCCTCGAACTGGCGGGTGAAACGCGCCTCCTGCGGCAACAGACCGAGGCCACCCTTGAGGTCGATCTCGAACCATTCGCCGCCTTCCTTGGCGGTCCAGCGGTACCACGCCTCGAACAGGGCGAACTGCTCACGCCGCAGCACCCAGCGCACGGTAATGCGGCTCGGCACTTGCGTATAGCGGCGGCGTTGCCGCGCCGGTCCCGCCTCCATTTCTGTCCGCAGGATGGCCTCGCCCGGCCGCCTCGTTGCGCGCGCCCTGGAAATCAAAGCTGGCCTGGACGCCGCCCGGTCCCTCGATGGCGAGCTTGGGTTTCGGCAGATAGACCTCGTGCGCATCGAACGCGACGGACAGGCCGGCCCCGAGGCTGTAGGAAAAGGCAAGGTCGACCGGGGTTCCGTCCGTCGCCAAGTCGATCAGCGTAGTATCGGCGAAACGCACATCGATCCGTCCCGTCAACGCCGCAACGGTAGGGTCCGCCCCGTCGATCTTGCCGTCGGAGCGGATGGTCTCGATCTTCTCCAGATTGTTCGAATAGGTGAGCGAGCCCGCCGTCAGGTTGGCGATCGGCGACCCGCCACGACTGATCGCGCCCTGGAACTGGCTGACACGCTGAAAGGAGAAAGTCGCCGGCGTCCCGCCCTGACTCGCGTTGAAGCGGTTTTCGCCTTGCGCGACACATTGGAGCGTGGCCGCCGCCGCACCCGAGCGCTGGAAGTCGAGGGCCATCGAGCCCACGACCAATCCCGTGTGCTGGAAATACGCCGGCACCTGCGACATGCCGACCTCGAGGGTGTAGCTCGGCAGGTTCTCCTGGCCCGATGCGAACATATGGTCGAACGTACCATCGCCATTGTCGGCGGTGACCGGATCGCCCAAGAGGCCGGTGAGCCAAATGCCGAGGTACCGCATGTCGACGGGCACGACGATGTCGCCCTCGTTCATGATCGCGTCGCGCAACGGCGCCAGCGGATCGCGGCCCTGTCCCAGGACCGGATCGTCGATCAGACCCTGTTCGGAGCCGAGCGAACAGCGGTTGAAGGGCATGCGACGGAAGTCGCTCGCCGCCGCCTGACCGTAGGTGCTCTCGCGGGCGACGAGCAGCGTCGCGCTCGAACCATAGGCTCGCGCCATGACGTGTTCTCCTGTGTGTTAATGATGGGCTCAGCCCAGCGGGCTGGGCGCCTCGTAATCCAGCACCAGTGTGATCGTGCCGGTCTTGATCGCCGGCCCGCCGTCGACGGCGTCCGTCATGACCTCGGGTCGGCCAAAGGTCATGCCGAAGACGAGCCCGCCGAGCGTCGGATCGGCATCCAGTGCCGCGCCTATGGCCGTGGCGAGATCGTCGAAGGTCTGATCACGGACCGCCTGATCGCCGGATTCCGCATAGAGCTCCAACTCCATCGCGTGGCGGTAATAGACTGAAGCGAACCCGCCGAGGGCCTGTTCGGGATCGCCGGGATCGCCGTCGCGCACGACCACGAGCCCGCCGTCGGGGATGCGTTCCGGGAGCGCGGTGTTCCGTTCGACGCCGATGTCCGGGATTTGGCGCAGTCGGTCGACCAGAGCGATCAGCACCTGTTCGGATCTCGACGTCATGTCTCACTCCGCGCTCATGTGCCGGTCGATCAGCCGCGGCAAGGCGCGTGTCCATTTTGCGGCGGCTCTCTCGACATCGAGGCGTTTCGGCATGCGAACCTGCGGCACCAGCACGAACATCACGACCGTGGACATGCCAGCCTTCATCCGCCCTGACTTCGTATAGGCCCCGCCTTTCGACCGGCGTCCGACCCGGCCGGTCGATGCGTTGACCCGGACGCCGTCGACCACCAGGAGCGACGGCCGGCCGCGCCGGTAGACGAACCGCAGCGGCCCGAACCGGTGCTCGGGGAAGTTCGACGGGTTGATGCGTTTGCCGCCGACCCCGCGCTTCGGCGCGGCAGGCGTCGGAATGGCGAGCCAGAAGCCGTCGCGGTTCTTGATTACCGTCCCTTCGTCGAAGACCCGCACGATATGCGGCGCCTTCGACCAGACCAGACTTGCCGCGTCATGGCCCTTGTTCGGGTAGGTCCGCGACCGCCAGGCCCGCGCCAACCGCACCCCGAGACCGGCGGTCAGGACCTGCTTGCGGAGATCCTGCTTCAGGCCCTCGCCGGCGTCGCCGACGCCGGCTTCGACCGCCCTGGCGATGCGCCCGGCCTCGGCCTCCAGGTCGCGGCGGACGGCTTCGCCGAGAGCGGCAAAGCTCGGAAGGATCCTGTTCGCCATCACTGCGGCCGGACGTCCAGGGTCCAGATCAGCCGTTCGGGATCGCGCACCGGCTCTCCCTGCACGACCAGCGTCTGGCCGTCGATCTCGATGGTGTCGCCCGGTTGCGGCTGGTTGATCGCCGCGACAAGCACATCGATCAGCGAGGTCTCGGCATGCACCCGGGTCTCCCCAAAATCGATAAGCTGATCTGGACGCCGGGCGAAGATGCGCAGCGGCACGCCGTCCCCGATCCCGCCCGGGCGATAGAGGGCCGAGCGCGCGAGGTTGGGATCGTTGAACAGCACCTCGAGAGCAACGGCGATCGCCTGCATCAGAAGCTGCCATTGAGCCGCACCCGTCCGATGGTGTCGGACGCCCCACCGCCGACGGCCTCGATAGCGACGCCGATCGCCGTATTCCCGGAGGCGGTCTTTGTCGCCACTTTGGCGGTGTTGTCCCAGTAGACCTTGTCGCCGGCCGCCCAGGCCTGCGACGCCGCCTTGGTCAGATCGAAGATGCCGACAAGCGCGGCCACGACCGTCTCGCCATTGACGGCATTTCCGGCGGCGACGCCGAAGATGGCGCCGACGAGGAGGCCGTCGCCGGACGCGACGTCGTAGGGCGCGGTCAGGGTGATCGTGTTGCCAGGTTGGACGTAGTTCTTCATCGCGAGGGTCCTCTTGAAAAGACGAAGGGCGGCTCGACAGCCGCCCGTCTCGTCAGGGTTCAGATGTCAGTGGTCGGTCCGGCTTATGCGCCCGGGTTCTTGTAGAGACCGCGCCAGTCGATAGCCTTGGCGCCGAAGTCGAGGCGGCACTTGATCTCGACGCCGTCGACGTCGAAGCCGTTGCGCGTCTCGATGTAGGCGCCCTGCTGGCCTTCGAGATAGGCGTACTCGATCGTGTCGATCTGGTTGGGACTGGCCGCCAGATACCAAGCGGTCTCGCTCGCCCCGTCGAGCCGCGACTCGGCGATGGGCGACAGCGTCCGGATCGACTGCGGCACCACGTTCCCGCTCTGCGCGGGCACCAGGTTCTGCGCCACCAGCTGCTCGGCCTTGAGCTCGAGGGCTGCCGGGACGATCAGGAAGGCGGGCCGGATGTTGAGCACCGTCTTCTTGTCGAGGCCGGTCTGCTTGCGCATGGCCGCACGGGCCGCGCCCACGCTGTCCACCCCGAGCGCCGCACCGGTGCCGGCGAGGTTCTTGTGGTTGGCATGGAAGAGCGCCGTCCCGTCCGCCATGGCCGGGTTCGAGGTGACGATGTCCCAGACCACATCGCTTTCGAGCTGGGCGATGGCGTTGCCGTACATCGCCGGGATCCGGGTGAAGGCGTCGAGATCGTCGTTGATCAGCACCTGCCGGGTGATGGCGACCACACGGCCGTAGGTCTCGATGCGGTAACTCTCCTTCGACTCACCGAGCGTGCCGCGCTTGAACTCGCCGCTCTCTCCCACCTTGAGAAGCTGCGGCGCCTCGCCGAGCTGGACCCGGTGCATGGCCTTGAAGTCGGTGGCGAGCACCTGGCGGCAGAAGAGCGGGAAGGTCCGCGGATAGGCCTCGTAGGCCTGCCGGAGCGTTTTGTTGGTGACCGCCGCGAGGATCTCGGGGAAGTCCGAGGTCGAATGCAGCGCCCGGGTCGCGACCTCGTCGCGGGAGAGCCCGCGTGTGCTGGCCCCCACCGTCTCCAGACTCTCGCGGGCAAGCTCCATCAGGGTCATGCCGCGATACTCGCGGGCCGCATCCTCCAGCGGGAACAGCGTCGGGCTGTAGCGATGCAGCAGCGCATTGGCGACGGCCTCGCGGCGGGTCACCGTCGCATCGCGGCCACCCAGCGGCACCGAGACATGACCGAAGGTCCGGGTCTCGTCGGACTGCGCGGCGACCTGATCGAGGATCAGCCGGCGTGCCTCGTCGATCGAGACGCCGCGGGCAATCAGATCGTCGGCGAAGCCGCGCTCGAGGTGCAGCTTCTCGGCAAGACCGTGGATGGTGGAGACCCGCTCGCGCTCCTGCGCGCGGGCCTCGCTGACCAGTGCGTCGGTGTCGACGGCACGGGTGCGGTCCTCGGCTGCGGTGTCAGGCGTCGCCTTCGGCTTGGTCTTGCTGTCGGCGGCGCGGGTCTGCGTATCGGCAGCGCCGGTCTTGTTGTCGGACATCTGGGTCTCCTCGGGGACTGCCGTGGCGGTGTTCTGCTCGGCCGCTGCGGCAGGGGTCTCGGTCCTGTCAGTCATCAGGGATGCTCCTTGGCTGGTGGGGGCGTCCCGGCGATGGAGGACGCAGTCGTTGTGTTCGCCCTTGGCGCGGAAGCCGGCGGCGGGATCGGCGCCGACGGGAACCGCGGAGATCTCGAACGGAGTCCAGTCGACCGCGCGCCAGAGCTCGCGGCCGCCCTCCGGTTTCGAGACCTCGTAGCGGTGGACCTGGTAGCCGATGGAGACGGCACGGATGTGCCCGGCCTCGATATCCCGCCAGATGTCGCCGACCGCATCGCGCTCGGAGATCCGGATCCGGGCAATGCCCTGGCCGTTCTCGATCCGCGCCGAGCCCGGCACGACCGAGCCGATCACCGCATCGAGATCGCCCGCATCGTGCACCTTCAGGAACGGCGCGCCGTTGTTCAGCCGCTCCAACCGCACATGCTCGGGCGCCATGCTCAGCTCTTCGTCATGCGGATCGCCGAAAAGCGAGAGGCGGCGCACCCGGGCGCCGGTCGACCAGATCACCTCGACGCTGCGTGTCTCGGGATCGATCGTGTTCGGGGACAACTCCGCCGCCCGGCGCAGGGCCGGCAGTTCGATCATCTGCTCCATGAATGGATCCTCGTCAGGTCTCGTCGCCGTCCGGCTCATCCGGATCGGTCGAGGGGTCGGGCTGCGGCGGTTCGCCGGCCTGCGCGCTGCCGGTCTTGGTGACGCGGCGCGGGTCGCTGTCGAGGACGAGGCCCAACTCGTCGAGCTTGGCGTTGGTGGCCGCGATCTCGGCCAGCACTGCGTCGGGATTGCGACCCTGCCGGGCGATTGCTTCGGCGAGGGTCATGGTGCCGGAGCGGATGGCGAGCAAGTCCGCCATCGCATCCTTCTGCGGGTCGACCGCTTCGAACTTGGGCGGCGACCATTCGACGGGCACGTCCGGCGTCGGGATTCGTCCCGCCGCCCACGCAGCTTTCGTGAACCAGCGCCAGACCGGGACACAGAACATCGGGATGAAGAGCTGCCACTGGATCGCGTCGATCATCCGGCGGAACTCCACGAGCCCCGCGCGGATCGACGAGTAGTTCACTTGACTCAGATCGCCGGTCAGCAGCTCGTAGGGCACGCGGAACCCGGCCGAGATCGTGTGCAGGCTCGCGCGCTTGTATTCGCCGTAGC